TAGCAAGCACAAGCCATTGCGGAATTGAATAACTGAGGAATCATAGATTCGTCGGTTACTTGATAACCATAACCCTCAACACGGGAATCAACCTCACGTTGAAAATCTTTTTTGTTGATGTAACTTTTAGACTGAGTTGCACCTATGAAAGTAACAACTTTGAGCATCAGACGATTGTGAATCTCACCGTCAGCAAATTTGACGGGATAGAAGTCAACAACCATATTGCCATTTTTTGAAGTGAGTTGCATGGTAGTGGTTTGAAGTGTGGTTACACTAGAGGGACAGTTTAGAGGGCCGGCTTTAGTTAGCTGGCGGTGGGTTCAGTTCATTAAGAATAATGAACAATAAAATCAAAAACACACAGAATTGAACTGTGGCTGGGTGTAATGTCATTTAACCTCCAAACATTTCATCAAAAAGTGGAGTATCCTGAAATCTTTGCTTTTCATATACATCTTTCACCATACACATTTCTTGCTCAATCATTTTAATTTCGGCACGTTTCATTGCTAGTTTGTGGCGAAGTTCAAAGAGCTTTTGATTGCGTTCGGTGAGAGTCATTTGAGTTTCGTTCATACTATGATGACGCTTTAGAGGGCCGGCCTTTACTATCTGGTTTATTTGTTTCCCCAATACCAAAGAATTGCTACTATAAGTGTGATTGGAATGATGAACATCCAATACTCAACGATTAACCACAGGACAAATAAGATGGCAACTAATCCTAACGTGCCCCCTATATCTGTTCCGCTGCCACCACTCCATGATGAAGATTGCGATGAGTTTGTATCATCATCGTCATCATCATCGTCCCATGAGGATGTTTCTCTCATGATAGGATTACACCCGACAATCTTTACCGTTGGATTTCTTGCTTGTGCAGTTTCCTTCGCATCTTGGTAGTCATTTGCATAAACTTCTTCTGTGAAAACTTTGCCACCTTGATAGAGTTTAACTTCCCAAAGCATGATCAGAAAATGTTAGTCCAGCGAATGTGTTGCTCTTGTGTTATCCTACCCTCTGCTAACATGTTGTCACAGACATTAGCAAAGACTTGAAACTTTTGCTCTCGATTAAGTTTGTGAGGTGCAGCAGTTTCCTTGATAACTTTGAGAATTTGTGTTTTAGTCATTTTAGACAGGAGAATAGTCAATGGAATTGATACAGAAGCCGATGGCATTTGTGATCTCTTCTACAAGATCATCAGGGTCTGATGCTTCCCACGTCAGAGACATAACATCATTGATGATTGCTTGTTGCTCTGTTGGTGGTAACTCAAAGTTGTCATCTTCAAAGTCAATGTTAATCTGTGTGACACGGAATTGCATGGGTTTGTAGATAGAAAGTTTGCGGAGTTGTCTATCAGTATCAGCGAACATAGAGATAACCTCCCGCCCAATCTGCACGGGCAAAACATTCTTCGCGAGACTCAATCCTCAGAAGATTGTAACGAACAATCTTTGCAGGTGCTTTGAATGATGCTGGTTTGTAAACATCACCAGTCTTTTTATCAACGAAAGCATGAACACTACGAGACTGAGATTCAGTCTCCATCACAATTTTGTGATACTTTCTACCACTTTCGATGTAGAATTTGTAGGGGTCAGAGTTAGGATGACGACGAGTGAAATCATCAGTCAACACGCCACACAAAGTGTTAGTGTGCTTGTCAACAATTTCGGTCGGTGTGATCATGGTGGTTTCAGTGGTGTTCATACTATGGTGACGCTTTAGAGGGCCGGCTGCCAATCCCGTGCCGTGTTAAAATTTGCATGACTAAAAGACTCACGATTCACGAGTTTGAACATACCAAACTCATTGGTGCGAACATAACCCTCACCATCAATGTTTACATCATCAATGAATGCTTCAGGACCATCATTGCTACAGGTGAATAACATATCATCCTTGATTGACTTGACAAGAGACCACAAACGCAATACATTCACGTCAATGCCATTATCATTTGCGATTGCATCTTGTGTGATGTCATCAACAGGAAAACCCTCACGAATACAGGCATTAAGTTGCTGCTTGACTCGCTTAGCTTGCTTGTCATCCATGAACTCACAGAGAGTGGACATTTGACGGGCAAATGCAACAATACCAGACCAATCCTCATCCAGTTGATCACACTTAGGAGCAACAAACAGACAGTGCTCAGTGCTCTTAGGACACAGAATCATCGGAGATGCAACAGCATCACGAAGGTCATTTTCTGCCACATAGATTGTATGTGGTGCTACGATTATGTCTTGATGAATTATCTCATCAAAGACATAAGTAATCGTATTGGGGCAAAAAGCATTGTCACCACCAAACCCAATAAAATCACCCTGAATAATCCCACTGAAATCAGGAAGGTTATCGAAACAATGATGCAATATGTTAGCAACATTGCCAGAATGATTAGCATCAATCTCTTCGTGAGAGTGATTGATTTTGATAAGTTTTTTGTTGAAAACACTTTTAGTGCCTACGAAAGCTGTGCCAGTTGCAGGATCAGTGCCCCACACAATCGCAGGAGCACCATCAATTTTGAGTGAAAGATCGCTGTCAGTCAGAAACCAATCAAGGATAGAAAGGTCACCCGTGAGAATAGTATCTTCGGGGTGTTCTAGGTGGGTGTTCTTCATACTACAGGGACAGTTTAGTGGGCCGGCTTTAGACAGGGAGTCTTGCGACTGACTTTCCTTTGCTATGTTTGCTGATAAAATTAACTGCTGATTGACGATTGCGACACTCTTTGATAATTCTGCCTTGATATATCACTGCTAGTTTAGTATTACTACCTGCAATCGGTACAGCAGCATAACACAATGGGTCTGTATATTTTCCCACCATAAATCCCTCCTCAACAGGTTTAGGATCTAGAATGGATCTTTTAGTTTGTGTTAGTTTCATCGACGAATCTCACTGATAGCGGGTTGACCTTGATTGAACACGACATCAACAACTGCCTGAACTTTACGGGCAGTGCCGATACCTACACTGTCATAAGTTGGAATGCAAACTAGACCAAAGGTCTTAGACTTGCCGCCCAATCTAATCACACGGCCAATCGATTGACTGATACCAATGTAGTCCATGTTACGCATGAAGATAACAGCTTCAAGACCACTGACGTTGATACCCTCACTGAGAATACTGTGATGGATAACAACAAACTTTTTGTCAGGATCTTTGCCCCAAGTGTTCAGTGTGTCAAAGAACTTTTCACGATCGACCTTCTTACCATCAATGATTGCACCGGTCTTAGATGTGATTGTCATCCACGAATAACCACGCTCCCGCAACTCATTGCAGAACTCAGAGTGAGTCAAAAGGTTGATGATCTGCTTTGTTGTACGAGCACAAATCAAAGTCTTGTCGATGTTGTTGTCATCGATAGTCTCAATCAGATTGTCACAATCATCAGCATACATCACCTTGCGACCTTTAATCATAGGCAGTTGCTTGACTACAACTTTGGGAGGAAGAATGTAACCTTGTTCTACAAGCTCAGGGGCAGGAACATTGACAAGAACCTGACCATAAACAGCAGGATCATTCATTCCTGGTTTCGATATTGTAAGACTATGCTTAGGAGTAGCAGTGTAAAAGTAGCAACGATCAGCATCATTAGAAAAGAACTCAGTTGCGGGAAAGAAGTTACGCTGCACACTATTATGTGCCTCGTCAAAGTAAATAGTATTTACCTCAATATCTGCCTCCATCACACGATGAAGCGAGTGATATGTGGTGAAGATGATAACATTCTCACCGGCAGTTCTTGCAACACCAGCAAAAATGTGGATCTGATCTGCTTTAGTGGTGCTGAAATGCTGAGTCTCACCACTATGAACGTGCATGATATGAGTGTTGACAGTATCAACAACTTCAAGAAACTCACTGCACAGCTGCTCTGCCAAAAGAATACGCGGAGCAACAACAACTGTGGTGGTTCCATTGTTGACAGCATCATGACGACGCTGAGTATCAACAATCATTGTCAGTGTTTTACCACCACCAGTCGGCACAATGATCTGACCTTTGTCATAATCACACATGCGATTGATGATGCGATCTTGATGCGGACGGAGGGTAATAGTCACAGAGGGTGGTTTGATACCTGAATAATATAATAACACCCTTACAGGCGATTGTAAAGGGTGCTGAGGACGCTTACACTATGGCAACGCTTTGAAGGGCCGGCCTCTATCTGGGTTCGTATTCCTTCGCAGGTTTGTTAATTCCTTTCACTAAATGGCGACGGAGTTTCTCACCCTGTCTACGAATTTGTCTTCTTTCTTCTCTACTGTAACCACTTGCTTTCTGTGGTTTATAATTAGGATTTACTGGTTTCTTTGCTGACTTTTTAGAAAGCAATTTGGTTGCTTGTTTCTCAGCATCCTTAGATGTTGTCTTAGTTGTTGATGCTGTTCCACCAGACTTTCTTGCTGCTGCTCTTGCTTGTGCTGCTCTCTTTCTTTCAGCTTTTGCTGCTGCTAATTGCTTCTCTCTAGCAGAACCTCTATCTTGTGTTGGTTGTTGTTCTCTCTCAGATCTTTGACGCTGTTGACCAATATCTTTTCTTGGTTTGTAATCCTTAGCGGGGACCATCTTGCCCCCGCCAACAGCTTTCATCCTGCGCTTTTCAGGTTCTGTTT